GCGTTGCGCTTTTAGTTTAGGCATCGCTGGGTTGTTTTCGCGCATCCAGTCACGATCAACGGCTTCCATTTGGTTATTGGTAACGCCTTGATAGTGATGATTTCTTTGTTTAGCCATTTCGTTGGGGATACGCGCTAGTACCAAACCGCCAACACCAATGATGCCTGCGTTGCGTCCCTCATCTACTACTGGTCCAAAGTACTCTGGATATTCTTCTGCACGAACAAGTTCATATCCCTCTTGCCGCCGTTTATGGACGTTTGTTTTGTCATCATATTCCATCACGGATTCACGAATCCATCGATGTTGATATCCCAGTGGCGGTTCGGGAGCATCTAATGCTGAACCGGGACGCCATACTTTGCGCTCTTCGAGCTCCCGCGTTTTTGACTCGCGTGGCATACGATCAGACATATTAATTACTCCGACTTGCGATTTTGGCGACTTCAGCAGCGTATTTGTCCAGAGGTATGTTTAACTTCTGTGCTAAAGCGACTTGACCGGGATTAAGATCTACTTGTTTTTTCCGTCCTGACTTTAATGAGCGGCTTCCGCTACCCGCAGGAGTGACAGATTGGACGTTTTTCTTGTCACCCTGAAACTTGTTCGGCATTTCACGGCGCATACGCCTGTCAATTTCCGAGTAATAATCGTCGCTGGTTGGGTCAAAACCCTCTTCAGCTACTAAGACATTATGAATGGCCCTTGCAGCACCAGTCATAACATTATCTCCAGTGGGTCCAAACCAAGGGTTTTTACCCATCCAAGATTCTAATTTATCATCTCTTGCAGGAGCTCTCTGTTGCTGTTGAGCTTGCTGCTGTTGTTGCTGTTGAGCTTGCTGTTGATGCTGCTGCTCTTGCTGTTGATTTTGAGCAGAACGTTGCTTTTGCATACGAAGACGTTCTTTTTCAATAGCAATTTGAGAAATTGCAGTTTGAGCATCAGCTACTTTGTCGTACTCACCAGCCTCATAAGCCTCAGTCAAAGCGCGTTTGGCTTGAGACTCTTGAGTTGTGATTCTTCCCTCATACTCACTCATGTAACCTTTATCTAGGTTAGAAAGTCTCTGCTTATACTCATTGTTTTGAGCTTCAACTTTTTGAATGTACTGAACAGCCGCAGCCGCTTCTTCTTCAGCGTGTCGTCGGGCAGCGGTTAATTTCTTAATACGCTTGTCAACTTTTTTGCTGTATTTATCTAATTCTTCATCATCCTGAACATTTGTTCGGGCTTCGACATTAGAATCGCTGGAACTGTCGTCAACAATATCAGCATCTTCTATTTCTACAGAAGTTGATTCTTGCTCTACAATTTGATCTTGATCTTCATCTTGCATAAAACGATTTCCTCTTAAATTGACTATACATAAGAAATATCTTTGGGGTCAAGTATTGTTGCGATAATATTGTCGTCATTTATCACACGGACCTCAAGACCTTCCACTTTAAAGCGATTTCCAGCATATCTTCCTATAAGAACCCAGTCTTTTTCATTACACCAGTTCCCTGTTGGGAACTTCTGGGAGTCTTTGTATGCGTCAGGGCCAAGCTTAACAACATAAGCAGCTACAGTCGCAAATGCCTCACGGTCCCTAACCGCGTCAGGAACGTAAAGTCCGCCTTTTGTTTTTTCGCTAGGGTAGAATGGAATGATTAACATTCTGTATCCAGTAGGCTGTGGTAGCCTTTCTATTACAGAACCTTCCATTTGAGATGGATCAGACTCATTCTTGTTTTCATCAACTTTTGGCTTACCAAACGCTGTTTCCATAGGTTTAGGGATATTCTCCATACCATCTGGTTTTTTAGTTTTTCTGGCAATATGCTCAGGAACGTAAAGTTTTTTATTCATCTGAATACTCTATGTTTTTCATTGAGGTTCTGATCTCATCTTCCATGAACGTGAGACCCTTTATTTGTCCTACGATATATCTATACTCTTCGAAATTAGCCACATTTCCAGTACCAAGAGAAATTTGTAAGTCCTCCTGCTTTTGACGTAACTTTTTATACAGATAGTCAGCTAAATGTAGTGAGTCCATGTGTGTCTCCCGCTAGAACTTTATACGATCTAACAGAAAACACAAGTACATATCCCAATATTTTAAAAAACACCAGTAAATCTCTGGGGTCTAGCGATTGCGCTAAACCTACTTACTACTTTTTTTTGCGGTTTTCTTTTTGGCAGGAGATTTTTTCTTTGGCTTTTCAACCCAAGCTTCGTTTTCAGGCGTGGCGGGATCGTCGGAGATAAAGTGTCCGTTTTCGTCCCTCGCTCGGACTGTTTCAAGGACAACAACATTGGCTGCTCTTTCTCTTTCCCAAGTTGCATTTTTAGCCTCCCTCATGACTCTCGCCATTTTTTCACGAACACTACTGGACATTATTCATTCCCTTCTCTCTTGTCTGGTTGTTAAGTGCCGCAATGTCGCGTTGAGTTTGAACGCGATCCTCTGCAACACGGGTTTTATCTGTCAATGCGTCTTGCTGCAAATTCAATCTATCTTGAGCTAGTTGCATATCCGCTGCATCTTGCTCACGGTCAAGCTGCTGACGCGCTTGGAATTCGTCTGACTTACGTTGCAAATCTGCGGCTTTTAACTGAAGCTCTTGATTGCGTATTTCTACAAGTGGATCTGATCCCTCTGCAACAGGCTCTACTGTCTGTGCGTACTGTTCAGTAAGCTCTGCTATAATCATAGCAGCTTGACGAGCTATCGCAGGTTGCAACATCTGTGCGGCTTCAGGGTTCTGTTGAACTTCTGGACCAGCTTGCTCCATAACCATCTGAGTGGCTTGCTGTTCCGCCAGCATACCAATGTGCTCTTGAATGTGACCTTGCAATACAGCCAGTACCTGTGGGTTCATCTGAACTACAGGAGTAGACATAATTGACAAGTGTGTTTCCATATGAGCCTTGTGATCTTGGTCTGGGAAGGCTTGTGGAGGAGCACCGCCCATAGCCATTTGGTTTTCTTTTGCAGCATTGGCTGGCTGTGGTTGAGGAGGTGGCGGCAAAATGCCATCAATATTGTTAACCCCAAGAGCCTCATACATATTTCTGTAAGCTTGATACAATCCCTGCGGCCCACCGTGTATCTGCGGATTTGATTGAACCAACTGCAATTGTGTTTGAGCCAAAGCAATGCGCTGGGCCATAGAGAAAATGTTTGGATCACTAACAGGAAGAACATCAACTCTTCCATCAAAGTCATTAGCAAAAACCTCTGGGCCGAACTCGTTTGAAGGCGCATAAGGATAAGATTGTATCGTCTCAGAAAAAACTCGTGCAAGAAGTTTAAACTCAAGCTTCTGAGAGTAGTGCATCCGCTTATGAATTGCGGACATAACCTTCGTTCCACGCTCCATAATAGCCATTGTAGTGCCAACAGGAGTCTCTCCGCCCATCTCACCTATCTTCATGTCAGCCATAGCTGCAAAGCGGCGACCTGCATCTACAAGAGTGCCTAGTAGGTTGTAAAGCGTGCCAGAAGGTTCTTTGAACGGCAACGGCATCAGAGAGGTCCGTATGTCCGTTCCAGCAACGTCTATGTCGCGGAACTCACCCGGTTGAATTGGGCTTTCCTCATCACGAATACGCGCTCCACGAGCCTTAAATCCTGCGGGTAAGTTAGACAAAGTTCCAGCATCAATAAGCTGACGCAGTATAGATGTAGAAGCTTGAGCAAGCCCACCAATCATATGAGTTAATCCTAAGCCGTAAAAGCCAAGGCCCGGAAGAAACTTGTAATGAACAAAGTAAGGCTTCTTACGCTTCATCATGTCCATTTCGTCATAATTGCGACGAATAGCCAAAACATCTCCTGTATCAGCCAATATAGTAACGATATAAGGAAGCTTTAACCCGCTTTCTTCTCCGTCAGGACCAATGTCTTCAAAGCCAGAAATGTCTAAATCAGTGTGAACTTCATGAAGAGTTAACTCAGTAGAGGAATTCGTAGGGTGAACACCCTGAATCTCGTCAATAGTCTGCTGTACGTCAGACATATCGTCTGCGCTTGATCCACCAGAACTGTTCGGTAAATCAATATCGCTATAAAATTTAGCCAATTGAAGCTTGCGGACCTCATTAGAGTCCATCTTAATAACATGCGTAATACGAGGAGAAGACGCTAAATCAGTTGCGCCATAGGGAACAACCAAGTCTTCAGCATGGACAAACTGGCTAACAGCACGACCCTTTAAGGGATCGAAGTAAACTTTTTTAAACGTAGAGCCAATTACAGGGAGATAAAAAAGCATCTGATCCATCTCAGGATCGTATTCCTCCATCTCATAAGTAACCATGTAATTCATATAATCTTTAACGCGCTCTGCTTGCTTGATAAGCTCTTCGTTATTAGACCCAACAACTTCCGCACGAACTGGTCCACTTGCAGGCAACATCTCCCGGTAAGCCTGCGCTTGGAACTGAGTTACGCTCTCGGCAAGAAGAGGATGAACAACGCCAGAAGAACCCTCAAACGGCTCAGTGCGATCTTCATACTGCATTCCAAGGTACTCTAAGCCACGCTTGTAAGTATCTTCCCAATCCTGACGAGCAGAGAAGTCTCCATCGATATCGCCAGTTAAATCAGAAGCAATAAGAGAAAGATCAGCGTCATCAATGTAATCAGCCAAGTTGCTGTTAAAATCAATTTCTAAAGGAGCTAACTCCTCTTCATATTCTCCAACAATAGCAGAACCATCATCAAACTCAAAAATACCGGGGTCTTGCCCCATCTCTGGGACTAAAACCTCTTGGTCAACAGGTTCTTCAGGAAGTAAATTAATACCCCCAGCGCCCATATCTCTTTCAATAGCCATTTCTATTCCTTTTCGGGTGTTGGAGCGGAAGGCGCTCAACCAGTAACTTAGAGCATTTAACTGAGAACGTCCGCGTTAAAGAGTCGGGAGAGAAGCCCTCTAACATCCCCCGCTCCAACCTCATTTAAGATATGCTACCTTAATCACTACTTCACTCCGACAAACTTGGTGCCACTAATAGCAGCCCCACCACCACGAGAGTGACCAGAGTTTTCTAATTTTGTTGAAGGAGTGCCTTCTTTCGG